GTATTTGTATTGGGGATTGAATTTTATCATTGTTGTTTAGTATAAACAATAACAATGAAAAAGTCAAGAACTATTTTAGAAAGTGTTGTAGAAATACAACAAAGTTTACCAAGCAACAACCCACTGAAAAGTGGTTTGTGATGTCACATTCGTTTGACGATCAATGGTGTATCCAAGATCAGTAAAATATTGAATCACCTTATTCATTTGAAGAATTTTTTGACGATCATCTGTGGTACCTTGCCATGCATTGTAGTATTGTACTGCAACGGCATAACCTGCATCTGCAGGCGTTGCTTTGGCCATTGTGCTGGTTAATGCTACAATAACTTGCATGGCGCCCGAGCCACTGGCAATGATTACAGCTTCTTCTAAATCTCGTATTTCACGAATAACATAAACATCTTGTAAAGATTTTACTCTGGCCTCAGCGGCTGTCAACATTACTCTACTCATATACCCAATTCCTTCTGCGCCTGAGATACTGCATCTTTGCTAACTTTTTCTTTATTTTGTTGAGCCTTATCTTTGTTGTCAGCAGTTGGTACAGTTGTCAATATAACTGCATCATTATTAACATCTGCTACTAAATCATTATTTTTTGCTTTAAAGGTAGATATAAGTTGTCGAATGGCATCTACATTACCACTGGCACTGTATCCCATACGATTTAAATCGCCAACCAATTGTTTCATAGGAATAGTTGTTAATCCGTCACTTTGGCCTTTAATGACCAACATTTTAACGGCATTAGCAAATTCGTTGTCGAAACTAGTTAGTTCAAGCAATTTCACTCTTTATCTCCCTACCAGTCGCTTCGCCTTCTGGGCCAGAACTACTTGGGTAGATTGGAGCTTCAGATCCTGCTTCTGCACCAATTTCATTTCCAAGTGGTTCCATTTGGCTTGGATTAGTCAATGAAGTTATAGCACGATCAAGTGAATCTTTAGTTGTTGTCAATGTGTCAATGGCACCTTCAAGCGCACCTTTTACATTTTGAGCGTATTGTTCACCTGCGCCATCGCCAAAACGTTGTTTCATTTGGTCAACTAAGGTAATCATATCACTGCCTAACATGTCGGCTACATCTTCGATCATGTCTTGGAATTTTTTGTTCATTGCTTTGGCGGCAATAATTACTTCAGCTTGTTCTATACCTTCTTCGTCTAGATCAGCTTCATATAATTCGCTTTCATAAATTTCTTTATGCAAAATAGCACGAGTATAAGCGGCACCACCTTTGCTTGCCAACACATCAATTTCACCCTTTACACGGGCTAGTTCTTCTCTTAATTTATATGCTGGCAAATTTTTTTCAATAACGATGCTTTCTTTAAGCAATGCATCACGTGCGGCTTTGGCTGGTGTTGTTGTTAATGTAATGTCATTAAATTTCATATTATTCTCCGATGTGCTATTTAGTATATGTTAATTAGAATTGATACCACTTATTTTAAATGGACAACAACATAACCTAGCATAGTGAGCAATGCTACAACTATGGCACTTGTCGCAGTTACCATAATTTTAAATTTTTCATCTTTTGCGTTGCTTAACAACATTTTAATTTCGTTTAAATTCTTTGAGTTGTCAGATTTAAATGCGCTAAATTCATCATGCAAGTCAGTTAAGCGTTCTTCTACAGAATTAAATTTTTCATTTAATCTGTCATATCTTTCTGCACACAACTCTACGTGCATCTCCAGACTTGTAGATTCCGTGATAGTACCCGTTGCCATTTTCTTATATATCCATTAGTTAACACATAACCAAGCTCTAACTTGTTATGCAATTTTAATATTTTAGATTTTAAGGGTTCTGGGTGAGCTGGTAGTATTAGTGTTTACACTAATACAAACAAGATTTTTATATTCAGTATATTTACCAAAATTAGAAAGAATTATGGCGGATAAAAAAAGTATTTGTATTAGGACCAATGGTCCTAATATTACCATCAAGTGTAGCAGTTTCTTCCATGCCAGTTTCCAACATAAGATTTTCAAACTCTTTGGCAAGCGATTCCTCTGTCATGATACCTTGTCTATCAGCAATCCATTTTAAACACCATATGTGATGGTGTCCTGTGTATGCTTCGCCCATTAGACTTTCAGTTAAGTCTTGGTCTTCTATTTGTTCTACTGCGGCAAGCAATGGTTGGCCATGTCCGCTAATAATGCTAAAGAATTTGTTTAAGTTTCTTTTTCCACCATCATCATTAGGACTGATATCATACAAAGTCCAAGCGGTAAAAAAATCTGGATCGGCGCCAATGGACGAACCGGGAATCATCCAAGATCTTCTTTCAGACATATAATTCCTTATTTGTGGCCAGCAATGGCTTTCCAGGCTAAATGTCCAGCTAGTGCTCCGGCGGCCACTGAGGCAATACTACCTAAAAATCCTGGTCCAGATCTAGATCCTATGACTGCGCCAGCGCCAACATCTTGTAGTTCTGCATTGCCGGCGGCAGTTAATTCCCAACCTTTGTTTTGAACCACCGTTTGCAATACTGGAAACAATTCACTGCGGCGGCCACGTACACGATAATATTGTAGCATACGTGTAACACATAGCTGACGTTGATATGTTGTAAGATTTTCCCAATCAGTAATTAGTCTGCGTAGACTTTTATAATTGCTAACATCAATATCAAGTTGACCTTCTAGTCTGTACATGATACGAATTGCCGTAGTACGGTCTAATGTTCCTGTAGATAAGCGTCTTAGAAAATCTAAAAACATTTTAGAATTGGCATGTATTTCACTTGCTAATACTGAATTTTGTTCTTGTGCTCTTAGCAACTCTCCTGTTGGCGAAGTTGGATTCAGAATAATGTGTATGCCTTGATATAAGTCTGTTCCACTTACTCTAGGCGAATTAAAATTTCCATACATCATTGATTTGTGTGCATAATCTCTTGCAAATGGAGCTGTTTCAAATTCATGGCTGAGAATTAAAAGTGTCAGCATATTAAGAAACACACTATCAACAGCATCACGTAATGTCAATTGCTCGAGATAACTGTTGCGAAACATTTTACTTTCATTGCAATTTTCTTTAATAAAACTAAAGCTGTTATCTTCTTCCATATTATACCTTTTTCATAAACACTGGACGGTTTACCAATTTAATTTTGCCATGTGGTGTGTCAGACACAAATCCTTCATGTCCTGTTTCGCCTCGGATATCAGCCATTACATCACTGCCAGGATGAGTATCAAGTTGGCGTTTCAAATCCATCTTCAAATCAACCAGGGCATTTACTATTTCCCATACTGCTCGATAGCCAGCTTTATTCTGATCAATGTGTTGAATGATATTTTGTTGTTTATTTGCAGTTAGTTTACTTAATGTAGGATTGTTTATCCAATCAACAAATCCCTGGGCGGCCTTAGATAAATCTGCATCGCCTATGCCAGCTTTATAATTTAAGTAACTTTTAAAAACTTCTCCTAAGTTGGAAATCTTCATTGTACCAATAGTATACGGATCCAGGAACCTTGTAACACTTGCACCTTTCTTGGCAATAAGCCCCGACACACGGTCAACTAACTTGTCAGTTAATGTATATGTGGCACCTGTTTCCACTTTCATTTCTGGACTTAAGATCACAATCTTACTTGATGGAGTTAAACCAAGTTGTTTAACATTTCCAATTGCCTTGGAGTCTTCTTCGTCTTGGCCTTCAAACATACTGTGCACAACTATTCCAGCAACACTGGCAGCGATGGCATCACCTAAATCACTTTCCTTTGGAATGCGATATCTAATCTTTAAAGGTTTAATAACATAATTGCCTTCTTCATCAACTGGGGGACGATTCATCCACATTACATCACCTTGGATATATCCACGGAACTTACTTGGAACTGCTCGTTCAAGCATTGGATAAAGTTTAGCCAAGTGACCTGCATAATCTAAACGGCCTGGTTCATCTGGCTTGCGATTATAAATCATATCACGAAACATGGTTTGGTTACGAGCTAAACCATCGTATTTCTTTGCGCTAAATCCAGCCTTGTCTGTCAATACAAATCCGTTTTCATCTCTTCCAAAAATAATTGCAGGAGTACCATCCCACTTGACTGTTGTTACGCTTGGATCTACTGCGGCATGTTTAATTGCATCTAATGCACGTTGGGCTCCGTCGATTCCATCATTAAAAATAATATCTTCTGGATGGTCGATACGGGCTTTTGCTTCTACAAGCATAGGTTTTGTTGGGGTGGCTATTTCAAATATTTTCACTGTTCGTTTTCTTTAAAAGAGCGTACACCTCGTGTGAATTTTGCTGGATCTCCATTTTTAATGGCCAACTGCAAACGTCTAATTAATTCTTCCGATTGTTCTTTTGTATAATTTTCTTGTATAATTTCCATTAAATTAATTACACGGGCAATGGCCTGCACAGCTAGGCCCTCAACAACTAAATGTTTATCTTGTTTTGGGACTAATCCAGTTATTTCATCTAAAATAGAACGAGTTTGTTTACGCATGATTAATATATTTATGGCAAATGATATTATACTTCGCGGCTTATAATTCCACGCAAAGCATCTCTTCTGGCGTTGCTAATGCCTATTACAGCATTGGATTTGGTC